AATGGCATTGTTCATCATAGTACTGGCAACTTCGAATATTTTACCAGCATTTCTGTCATCGACATTAAAGCCAAGATCCATTAATCTAGCAAATTGTTCCATGGCTTGATCAGCATAATCATCTAAAGCGCGATCTTCTGTGTCCAGGCCTTTGACCTGCGGTAATGCTTCATCAATTTTGGCAGCTACACTGAGTTGATCCTTAATTTTAGTTAATGCGTCTGACATTGGTACTATTTCAGCAATAGGCAATACTTGCTGATCTTCAGTGACGCTGTCATTACGATCTGGCTCTACGGGATCTACATTAAAAAAATCTTCTAACTTTTTAGTCATCTTCTTTTTGCTCTTGTTGTTTTGGGTTTGCTTTTTGCGCCCCAGTTATTATATATATCTTCTTCAGTGAGTATTCTAAATTTCATGCCATGTCTTTGGCACCAAGCTCTGCATGCTTCCCACTTGGCCATATTTAATACTACCGCAGCCTTATCTTGTTGTGTTTTGGCTAGTTCTAATACTGCCTGTCCTTTGGGTTTAACTTCAATTACTTCACTGATTTTTTTACCACTTTTATCTTGATAAGTTATAAGAAAGTCTGGCACATAAAAAGTTTCTTTGCCTGTAAAAGGATTACGATAAGGCACACGTAAGCTTTCACTGGCCCATGCTATCACTGCTGGATGGTTATCGCAGAAGCGCATTACTGTTAGTTCCCAGCCGCTTCTGTATTTGGGACGATTGCTGCCTATATACTTTGAGGGATTTTCTGGTGCAAAGTAACCTTGACTATAGTTGTTAGCCATTACGCCACCTGCTGTAATATTGCCGGCGGTATATACTCTCTGTCTATGTAACCAATTTGACTGCTGTTTGTTCTTGCGTTATTTAATGCATCATAGATTTCATTGTCAAACCTAATCCCATTGCTGTCTACATATTGTAGCACATGATTTACACTAAAACCATATTGCTCAGTAACATCGTATAACACCTTTGCCAGCCCTTTGGCATGTGTTGGTGTAAAATTTAAATGTAGTAATCTACCATATATTATATCGTATTTGTTTGTTTCTATAGCCATTATACACCACCTCTAGTTCCACGATTCAATCCACCAATGGCGTTGTTAGCTTTTACATTAGCTAATGTACTTGCTTCTTTAAAAGACAATCCATTTAATGCGGCAGCTGGTAAATTGACTGCGGTCTCTGCCGCTTTAATTTGATCTTGTGCCATTTTTTGATTTAATGCCACTTGATCCTGTGCCTGTTTGATAAATGCTGGTGCATTTGGATTACTTGCTGTTTGTTGCTGTGTTTTTTCAGACTTAGGAACATCTGCTGTTTTTCCATCTTCGTAGGTTACACTTTCATATCTAAATCCAATTTGCCAAGTTACTGCTTCGCTGGCACTATAATCTAAAGTATCGTGTTGTACATCAACTATTTTAGGGCGCCACAATGTTATTGTTCTTTTATTATTAGATCCGTAAAATTGCGTTATCTCAATTCTATCTATAGGAGCATCTTTTCCAGTGTCTAATAATTTAACACCAAATGGATTAGTACCAAATCCAGTACGGAAACTTTCTTTAGCAGGCTGAAAACTATTACTAATAATTCCCATATACGCCTTGATAAAGTTCATGAACCTATTGTCTTGAGTATCAACAAATGATATACTAACTGGTTCAAAATTTATTCTTGTAGGTATGTGATGTCTTATATTCCAAGAATTAACAACTTCTGTTTCAACGCTGTATTTTGGTAACTCAACTGATCTTATACAATCAAATATTAATCGTGCCGGTCCTTGTAATGCTGGTGCTTTAGCTGTGGGTGCTTGATATTGACTACTAAAGAATTCTACTTTAAAATGATACTTTAGGCGAGCCGCGCCTTGCTCGCCTAAATTGTACCACCTCTGAGCGTCAGTTAATGCCGCCATGTGCTATCTTTAAATTGCGCTATTGCCTGCGCCAATTGCCATATTACCGTTAGTTAAGCCGCCTGTTGTAGTAGCAGACTCAACTTGTGTGTCATGGATATCAGCGGCATCAAATCGGATTTGTAATGTAATTGTCATTACATCACTTGTAGAATAGTTATTCTCACCATAGTTAGCATTTTGAATAAAACATCCGTTCATGCTCCATGTTTCAATTACTACACCAGGTTGACTGCCGTCTAATTGTTCAATTACAAGACCAAACTTATAATCACGGCCGGCCACTGGGGCACTTTGCTGTCCTTGATTAAGTTGTTTTTGTAGTTGACTAGCAACGTGTTTAGTTACTGTGCCATTGATGTCGTCTCTTAGTGTTAGCGTAACAGGTTCCCATGTATGCTTACCAGCAAGATAAGCCTTGCTGTTGTATGCATCTAATGTAATCTCGTCGTGTGTTATGCTTGGTCTAGTTACACTTACTACGTTTTGAGTAAGTGCAACTGTACTGCCGCCTTCGCGACCAAAGTTATAAGCAATAACTCTGAATCGATATTGAAGTTTTGGCATAACCATAGCGTTATCACCGCCTAGACCTGCTGTTGGAACTCCAAATTTTGTTAAATCTGCCATGTGTATTCTCCTTGGGCTATGTTATTTATCAGGCTGATAACTCGCCTGTGTTGACTACACGAATCGGAATGTAGATAAATTCAGCCGCTTTAACTGGCTCAATAGCTACATCAATATACAATTCGTTTCTGTCAATCTTGGCAGGTGAGTTGTTTGTTTCATCACAAACAACAATGTAATCATAAATTGCTCGTTTACCAAGTAAGTCTGACAAGAAGCCATCGAAAACTTGTTTGGCATTAGCACGAGTAATTCTATCGTTTGGTTCAAAGATAAATGGTCTTGCCAACGGATCAAATCGTTCACGCAAGTATGCAATTAAACGAGCAACGTTTACACGATCCAATGCGCTAGAGAAGCTCTGTAGTGTACGTTGACCGAACACATACAAACCTTGTCCTGGGAAACGTGCGATTGGGTTAATACCAACTCTGCTACCATCGCCATACAATGTATCACGTTGACCATTTGTCAATGCTACTGGAACAAATTCACCTTCGTTGTTAATATAACCAACGTTGGTTGCATTTGTAACAACACCACGTGTTAAACCAGCTGGGGCAAACCAAGGATAAGCAACTTGGTCGTTGTATGCCATTGTGCGTAATACGATGTGACTTGCAGGAACAACGACATCGTTACCGCTTAGGTCGCTAGTAATACCACTTGGGTAATAAGCTGCCGCTGTGTTAGTTGATGTAATAATACCAGCTTCACCATTAACTACTGCGCTGTTACCTGTCATCCAGTTAATTAGTTCTTGGCCTTGTGGGCGTAAACGGAATGGAGTATCAACAATAATGAAACCAGTTTCTTTGCGATCTGTATTCAATGATACCATTTCGTCTAATAGTTCAGGATAGCCAGGTGCCGCAATTAAAGTGAAGAAAGTTGTTTCTTCACGAATTTGTGTATTTGAATTTACAGCCGCTTGCATTGCCTTAACCACTGCTTGACGCTGTGCTTTACGCAACGTAAACGGACGGCCGTCTGCCATGTTACCACTGTATGTACTCCATACCTCAGTTGTAGCGTCGTAACGCTTGACATTACCTGTACTCACAATACTGTTCCACAATAACATACCATCTGGATGTAGCAATGGATCAGGAGCTTCATCATCTACTGCTGTGGCGCCACCGGCGTTACTTGTGTCTGAAGCTGTAGTAGTTAAGTCGGCAAAAACAACGCCGTTTGGAGTTGTTTGATCTGTTACATCACGTTCTACCCATGATAAACCATCATATTGTTGAATACGAGGATAATTCTCTGTATCACTGCTATCAACCCAAACATCTCCGGCTGCTGGAGAACTTGGTGATGTAGAATCGATGGTAATATTAGCATCAAGTGGTTCCCACTTGCCATTTGCTTTAATATACAAGTCTGCGGTTAAGTCACTGTTATACCATAATGTGCCATCTGCTGTGGCGCCACGTGGTGCATCTATGCTGGCTTGCTCATCTAAAGATGTCCAATTAGAACCATCATATATTCTTAGTGAAATATTTGCTGTAGCAGAAGAAACTTTAGCATAAATTTTTCCCGCTGTTAATGCAGAACCAAAGCCTGTAGATGCATTAGCGTCTGACGTATAGCTAGGAACACTTTGCGTTACCCATGGGCTTCTTGCAGGTAAATTGCCGGACACATACTTTTTAACAATGGCGTTTAAACCATTATTAGGAGTTGTTGTTTTGATCCACAAATCGCCTACTGCTGTTGCGCTAGGTATAGTATAATGAGGACTAGCAACCACAGTTTTGCCTAAGCCTGAATTAGTACATATTACCCAACTTCCACTTACTTTTTTGTAAATTTGATAACTAGAAACTACACTAGTTGCTACCATTGCGTAATCATCATTTGCGCCAATTGAAGCATCAGGTACTAGACCTGCTCCTGATGCTGTATCTGCTGTATCAGTGATTAT